TATTCATTAAAGCCCTGTGTTCAGCACTATTTTTCTTTACAACACCAGTACCATAATTAGTGTGTATGTTATCTCCACTAACACCTCCAGTTAACCTAGCACCTTTTGGTAATCTTATATCAGATTCTGTCATAGGTCTTTTTGGTGGTTCTGAAAATAATGGTTTAGTTAAATCTATATCTCTTTTAGAACCGATATCTGTGTCATAAAAACTCATTACATCTTTTACACTAGGGTCTGTCTTTGCTAGCTCCGAATAATATAATGCACCACCTTCTGCACTATATGGTCCAAACATTTTTTCACCTACTTTTTGTGCATTTCTACCTAAAAATCCTTCATTATCTGCAAATTGTCCTGTTTGAAATTTCTTTTCAAAATCACCACGTACATTTTTAAATGCTTTTATACCTTCGTAAGCTGTTCTAGCTCCCATTAATCCAGCGGTTACATCAGTTAATGTTCCACCATCGTCTGGATTTTCTCTATAAATTTGACTTATTTGACCTCTTATTTGAGACATTATTAACCCTGCTCTACTTGCCATATTACCTTACCTCCTGTAATTGTGTCTTCATCCATCTTCCATCTACTTTTATATATAGATAGTTATCGTTACCTTCTTTAACTACTTTTCTATCTCCGTCTTTACCTTCTATATTTTTAGGTATATTTCTATTAACGTCTATAGGTGTTTCATATTGTTGCTTTGTTTCTTCAATATCTTGTGTATTGTTTTTAATAGTATGCACTCTATCTAAAATTCTTTTACCTTCTTTTCTCATCGAACTACTTTATCTCTGTAAACTAATTGAATATCATTAACTTCAAAATCGCTTGATATAGCTCCTGAAGCATCTAATGCTATACCAAAGCTCACTAAATTCTTGAAGTCGTCAGGAACAGGCAATTTTAGCGTCTGAAACGCACCTAATGTACCAGTTAAACCACCAATAGTAGTTAATCCAAGCGGTGCATTACCTTTTTTATTACCAAATCCTTTAACAGTTATGTTAGCACTAGCATTTAAAGCAGCTGCATCTTTATAATTTATATATAACGTATTTAAATTCTTTTGAACCATAGGAGTTCCAAAATCATACTCTTTACTTTTCATTAAAGTTCCAGTAATACTATGTCCAAATGCAGAATTATCCCATTTATACAATCTCATAGAATCTGAACCGCCACCAACTCCTAACATACCAACCCATTGTAAAGTACCGTCATTTCTTGTTACTATATTACTAATAGATTTCTTTAAAGAAATATTACCAGTAATCCAAGATTGCGACTTAATATCAAACATTAATATATTAGTACCATTAACAGTGTTAGTAATATATAGTTGTTTTGTTTTTGGTATAAAACCAATTACGTTGTTATCGTGATAATAATTAGATTCCCAATCATCAAACAATGGTTGGCCATTCTCGTTCAAATGTATATCTAGTACTCTATTACCATCGTATATGTAAGCTCCGTACGTATTAAACCAAGCTACAAATCCTTCACCCTGTACTACGTGATAATCTTTTTTACATCCTTTATATTTAAATGTAGCTTCTAAAAATTCTATATTTCTTGATACATTAATAATAAATAAATTTTGTTTTTTAAATTGTAATAATTTGTTACCTGTACTTGCTAACTTAACAATGCTATCACCATCTTCTACTTCAACATCTATAAAACTCTGCTCTTCAAAGTAATCAAATTGATTTGGTAGTGATTTTAAAACTCTGTCTGACTTAGTTACTAACTCACGTTTTTCATTGTAATACTGAACATTACCTGCATACACTCTTCTATTAAGCATCGTAGATGTTTTAAATCCAGTATTAGCTTCACCTATAATACTAGGTGCATCTATAATGTATGGTTCTACCGTTGATAAACTAAGTATATCTTCACCTACAGCATACGCATCACTACCTGCTGTATAAAAAGTAGAAGGATATAAATATTGTATTTTGCTGTTAGCAGTGTCAGTTCCGAAGTTTCTATAATTATTTTTTCCTGATAAACGTAATCCTTGTTCGAAATCAACTTCACAAAATAAATATTTAGCACCAACAGAACCTTCGTCTATTGTTGTATTTGTTCCGTCAGCTTGTACAAAATTATTTATTATTCCCCAATATATTTTAAATCCAGAATAATTAGCTTCTCTTTTACCAAATCTTCCTACTAAACCAAAATGTAAAATTTGTTTTTTTCCATCTGCTCCAGAAGAGTTTTGAGGTGCAACACCAATATATGAAGCAGCAGACTCTTGAGCAATACCGTTAAAATCTTTATATATTTTTGAACACCAAAAACCATATCTTTTATTATTGTCAATAAGTATTTCGGATTCAGCATCTTCGCTACTATTATTTTTAAAATAAGGTATAAATGCCATTGAACCTTGGTGGTTAATATTATAACCATCGGTGTTATAGGTTTCCCAGGTAGCTAAATCTGCTTCTAGTGTAGCAAAAGTTGAATTATATCTATTATTAGTAGTTATTGTATTTAAAACTACATTTGTAGGTATGTATACTTCAGAACCTTCAGCGGGGTCAAAATGAGGTTCACCATCATGCTCTACGTGACTATGTAATGTATCAACATTGTAATCATACCCTTGCCTACTTCGTAATGGTGCTATAAATAAATCGTTAGTAAAATAGTTTCCCGCTTCATCATAAGCTATCGTATTACTACCACCACCCATTCTTCTTTGAAATTTGTAATAACTAAATACTTTAGGAGTATTACCAGCATTACCATAGTGAGGCACTACCCTAACAGCACCATCAACGTTGTACATTTCAAGCCTTGAAGAGGTGTTACCATAATCAATTTTATTTGTTTCTAAATCATTATTAGTGACATCTAATATTTCTACTTCACTATTGGTAGTATCGTTAATAAAAAAATACTCTGTTTCGTTAGTAGCTGTAGGAGTACCAAGGTTTCTATCGAAGTTTGTATGTAGCAATCCGTTACCATAGTTCAACGCTGTAATACTATTAATACCAGCGTCAGTAGTAACAACGTCTTGTCGACCAATCATTTTAAGCTTACCAGGAACTTCATTGGTAACGTTATTCAATATTTGAAATTCGTTATCAGCTAAATCCCTAGGATTGGTATTGTTATTTACTCCCCCACTAAAATTACTTACGTTTATTGCTTTTTTTGGCATTCTTTTTTCTCTTTTTCTTTTTGTTGTATAGTCTTCTACTACTATTTGTAGAAACGCCTTTAGACTTTCCCCCGATAGAGTTACTTGTTACCGTCAATTATTTCACCCCATACACTCGTTTTGCCGTCTATTATTTCTACTGTCTCTACTTTAAACTCACCATTGTCAAACCAATCGACAATAGCAAATGCGTGACCCCAGTTATGCAATCTACCCTTAAGCCACTTGTTGCTTTCGTGAGACATGTCCTTTAAACATCCCATAGACCAAGCACCAATATTACTATTAAGCTTTGTCATAGTATGTCGTTGTATGTCATGTACGTGTCCATACATTACATTTTCTCCATATGTCTCTAAATGCTTTTTTGCATGGTATGTTGTTGCAAACGCACCATGAAAGAATACTAACTTACCTACTTGGATTGGTAAGTTGTATTCTGTGTATTTGTATCCTCTTTCTTTAATCCTACACGCTTCAAAAAACTTGTAGTTATCAAGATAAGGATACTTATTAGCAAAATTATCCAACCAGATATCGTGATTGCCTTGAAGTAAATATTTTTCTTTACATCCAATTTCTTCAAGAATTTCATCCCACTCATCTAATCCTTCATTTACTAATCTAATATCTTCATCTACAATAGGTAGTTGAAACTCTAATGGTGGTAACTTCTTGTCTTTATATCTCCAAGCAGAACAAGATTCCCACTCTCCTACATCTCCTAAATTAACAAAGACTGTAGGTTTTACTTTTAGTATTGCTTTCTTTACACATTCGACTGCTGCTCTATTCTCTAAAGGATAGTGCTGGTCTGGTATTACAATTCCACGTTTTTTAAGTTTCAACGAAACCTCCTATTATTAATTCTTATTTAAGTGCTTTTTTAATTTCTGCAAAAAGCTTGTCATCTAATTTATTTGAAGACTTAGCAACTAAGTGTTCTCCTAAATGTAATACAATAGCTTTTAGTAACTTTTCAGTTCCTAGTTTTGCAAGTAACTTTCCTAATATAGGTCCCATTATTTTTCTCCTGGTTCACATGACTCTTCACACGCTTCAAGGCCTTTCATATATCCTTGGTGCTCAATAATCATTTGTTTAATTTCAGCTAATCTTTCGTTAGCTCCCTGTAACTCCTGCACAAGTGCGTTGTGTTGTTCAACCATTGATTCCATTTTGGTTTGTGCTTCTTGCTTTAGGTCTACTTTTGCTTCTTTTGCCATTCTACTGGTCTCCTGTTATTGTTAGTAATTATTTTTTCTTTATCTTTTTAATTTTACCGTTATGCGTTCTAGCAAACTTATGTGTTTTGGTTTCTCTAATTAAAGAACCCTTGTAACGTTTACCGCCCCATAACCAGCTTACTGTCTTAGCCATTAGTTTAGCTTTCTTTTTTTCTTCAAATAATTAAATCCACCAATTACTCCACCATAGTTTCTACCTTTACCCAACTGTGGTTCTGACTTTACTTTGACTGTTTTAAGTGTAGGTTTGTTTTTATGTTGTGATGGCATTTTTGCACCGCTTTTTTTAAGTTTTCCTAAAATAGCTTCATCAGTTCTATTCGATAAAAAAGAACTTAAATTTCTATCAATAGCTCCATCATTCATATTGTCCGTACTATTTGAACCTTTACCCTTTTTTGTCTGTGCATAATTGTCAGTACTATTTTTTGGTCTACCGACTTGACTACCATATGTTCCTTTACCTCGTGGCATAACGCCCTCCTTTTACCATTTAACTTTGTTTGCCCAATACGCTGCTGACATTGGACCTCTTGCTATATTTTTACCGTGTCTTGCTTTAAAACTTTTTCTACGCATTTTTTGTTTCTTAGATTCACCTGCTTTAGGCTTACCTGCTGTTTTAACACCCTGTTGTCCAAAACGTATTGTTTTTATTTGTGAACCCGATTTAGCTACAACTACATGCGACTTAGTAGGATGACTAGGTGTGCGTTTAGGTTTATTATAACCTGATACACCAGCTCTAGTAAGTCTTGAATCTTTTTGTCTGCTCATTACCCTTGTCCTCTACTACGTTTTTTATATCTTTTACTTAATTTATTACCGAACTTGGTGTTATTTGACATACCTTGACGAGTCTTTTTTTTACCATTAGTTCTTCTAACTTGTTGTCCAACTCCACGCATGGTATGTAATTTAACCTAGTTTATTTTTTTTTCCTAGTAGTTTTTTTCTTACCTTTTTTAGGTGGTCTTCCTCTTTTACTACCGTATGTTCCTTTACCTTTTGGCATAATGCTCTCCTTATTTAACTTGTTGTTTAATTTTTTCTATAATAGTTCTTTCATCGAAACTCATACTAATACCAGGTTCAAATCTTTTAACTTCTTTACCTTCTTTTAATACTATAATAGTTGGTACTACTGTAATGTTCCATTCTTTTGCTATGGTAGCACCAATGTTTTTGTTTTCAATATCTATTTCAGCTACATAACATATTTGAGATAGTTGTTCTATACGCACTCTATTTTGATAATTCCAAGATGCATTTACTTGTACTACAGAACAATTTTGTACGTTCAATAATTGAACATCCGTAAAACTATCTAAAGAAACAGATTGCGAATATAGTGACGAGGTAAATAACCCAAGCCCCAATACTAACGATTGTATATATCTTACCATTTCTCACCTACTTGTTGTTCATGTTTAATAGAGTCTCGTTAATCATTTTTGTATCTTCTTTAACAGAATCTACTTTTTCTTCAAGCTTCTCTACTTTGTCTTCTGTATTCATAATACTGTTACGTATCATTTGGTCTTTTAAATCATACTCTGTTCTACTTACAGGAGGCTCAGGTAATTTTTTAGCTTCTTCTATATCGGCTTGCAAATTAAACCATAATCCTACTACCATAAATATTGTAACTCCTATACTAACTGCAGTCTCTAAACTCAATGTAAATTTACTGTCTTTACTCAGCTCTGCCACTTTATCCCCCTATGTTTTATGGGAAACCTCCACCACTGTCATTAAAATTATTTTGAACTAACCCTGGTGTTGTCTCTCCGTCTGCGACTATTTTAATCGTTCTATTACTTGTTTCATGTAACGAGCTATGTTGTATGTATTTAAATCTACAATACAACGTACCGCTACCATTAATACTAACAGCAGTACCAAAATTACCAGTACTACTATTAACAGTTCTATATGTAGCACTATTGTTTGGAAATCCCGAAGTAGACGTTGCTACAGACAATCCACCTCTTACTACTCCACTATTTAATGTGTAATACACATCTATAACATCATTAGTAAACCCTGTAAATGTAATACTTCTATTATAATAGTTTGTACCACCTGGATTTGACCCAATGTTTTGTTGACCAGAGCTCCAAGTACCGTAAGAAGTATTAGTTAAGTCATGGTCATAACTATAAAACTCAGACATTGCATGGGGAGCAGAACCGTCTGGTCTGTTTGCCGATGCATTCTCAGTATTAATAGTTACAAACGTACCATCAGATATATCTTTTAACGAAGCATTAAATTCATTTTCATTGCCTGTTTCAGTATATATATCATTAATACTTATTTGCCCTGATGCTGGTAGTGCCATTTATTACTCAGCGTCTCTTATTGCTTTGTATGCTACAATGTCTGCTTCTAATTCAACTACTAATGCTTCAGCTGTTGCTAATTGTGATTCTGCTTGTGAAATTGCATCATCAACTGGTAATACATCAATATAGTCTACTACTGTAACATTGTTACCTGACGCATTCTGCATTACTCTAGTATGTTTAATCTCAACTCGTTTTCCCATAGTAGCTGCTGCTTCTGGTCCTTTTTCTGCTATTACTTTAGCCATTTTATTCTCCTAGTTTAGTTTTAAGTTCATCTATTTGAACTTGTTGTTCTTGTATTGCTGTTATTAATACTGAAGTAAGTTTAGCATAGTCTACTGTTTTGTGAGTATCTTCACTATTCAATGTATCTACTTCTACAACTACTTCTGGTATAATTTTTTCTATCTCTTGTGCTATAACACCAATATCATGTTGTCCGTTTCTTTTATCTATCCAGTCAAATGATACTGCTCTCATATCTAGCACATCTTTTAATCCATAATTTAAATCTTCTACATTTTCTTTAAGCCTTGCGTCTGATGCAATAGTAGATGAAAATGCTACTACATCTCCATCAAATAATGCATTACCACTAGCGTCTACTCTCATACAAACATCTGTCATAGGTGCTGTTGCTGAATTATCTACAGTTCCAGTAGTTAAGTTATCTCTACCCCAAAATAAATAATTATCACTATTTAATAACATACCGTGAGTATTAGCACTATTACCAGCACTTTTTAAATAAGTATAATCTCCTAAAGTAGTACCATATCCATTAAATATAATATCGTGAGTAGTAGCATTGGTCCAACCACTATTAACTAACTTTAATAAACAACCAGTCGTACCTCCAGTATTTTTTTGAAAATAACTGTCTGCTCTTGAAATACCAAGTGTTCTTGAACCACTTCCGTCTACTCTAAATTTTTCAGCATTATTTACAATAACTCTCGTATAATCAGCTTCAATATCTATTCTATCAGCACTACTTTGTGCTCTTCTTAAACTCAAATTTTCATCGTAAGATTGAACAATACCCTCATCAACTGTTAATTTTCTATTAAAATAAAAACTTGCTCTATCAGTATTTATATGACCCCAACCGCCATTAGCTGGTCCTAATTCTATATAACCATTATCAGTTATAAATCTATGATATGCAGAACTACTACCTGTATGTGCGTGATGATAATATGCTCTAGTATCATCTACATATAATTCTAAATAATCAGTTACATCTCCATCTTGATACAATCTTAAAACATTATTTGATTGTAATTGCATAGCAAGACTTTCTGTACCCGTTTGTCTTGTCCAAAATCTTAAATGTCCACTTCTATTAGATTGACTACCATCTGTTAAGAAAGATGATATTCTTGCTACACTATTAGTACCACCTTGACTATGACCGAATATTAAACTTGGTCCACTACCTGCACTTGTTGCTGTGTTTCTCATTTCAAAGAAAGGATTAGCACTTTGTCCTATTCTAGCACTACCACTATTGAACATCATAAACATAGCTTGACTTGTAGCTCTATTATAGAAATACATTTGGTTAGCATCGTGTTCAATACTTATTTCATTACCGCCACTTCTTGAAAATCTTATCATTTGGTCTGAACTACTAGCAAGTCTTAAATTATTATTTCCGCTTATATCTAATGCATAAGTTGACCCTGGCGTTGTTGTGTCTGACTCTCCATATCCAAGTCGCATACTATTTGCTACTGTTAGCTTACCATTAGTAGTTAAAGACATTGCTCCTTGTGCGTCAGTATGTTGGTCATGACCCCACCAAAATCCTCTTGTAGCACTATCGTTCATTTGGAAAGTCATAACATAATCACTACCTATACCACCAAAGGTATAACTTGCATCCATACCTATTGCATAATAATGACTATTCCAAACTCTATATTTATCTCTTGATTGAGCTGCCGTATGAACAATTTTATTTGCGGTAGCTGCACTTAAATCTAAACCATTTTGATTTGCTCTAAATCTTTCAGTTCCATCAGCTATAAAACGTGTTTGATTAGCTTCTATAGCAATCATATCGGTAGCATTTTGACTTCTTAATTCTAAAGTATTTCCTGATTGACTTGTTACTATTGCTTTACCAGTATCCCAAGTTAATGTACCTCTATCAGCACTATTTCCCCAATGATATTGACCGTCGTATGTTATCTTACATCTTGTAGTTCCATTTCTACCACCCATTCTAAATTCTATAGGGTCTGTACCGCCTGAGTATAATCTTAATTCATGTGATTCTGCACCAACGCTTAATCCACCACTACCATTATCAAATATTCTTTGGTCGTTAGCAAAATTAAGTCTTACTGGTTGTTCTATTTGTAATCCACCATCAAACAAATACATTTGTCTTTCACCAGCAGTAGAAAATCCTATCTGGTTAGCTGCGTTTCTATATATACCAGTATCAGTATCGTTAGTAAAACTGTAAGCAGGTGAAGATGCACTTCCATTGCTAGTATATACATTTCCACCAGTCTTTAAATTTCCACCAGCTAGTATTCCTTCTTCGTGTGCAAATCCATAAATATTTAAATTTTCTAATTGATTTCCATGTACAGAATAACCACTAATAGTATTTTCTATTGTAGGTGTGTGTATTGTGTGGTCGGAATAATGCTGATTATCTCCCATACGAAATATTTTAGCTTCATAAGCAGAATTAGCTTCTACATAAACTTGAAGAATTTTTTCTCCATAAGTATTATCACTATCTTGGCTTAATACTCTAACACCAGTAATTCTGTTTGAGTGTCCACCAGTATTAATAACTGTAAAATTGCTATCAGCATAACTTCTCAACCAATGTAATCTAATAAATCCGTGGTCACCAGAATCTCCATCTGTAACTAATATTTCTCCAGCTCTTCTACCGCTTGTATTAGTTGCTACTGTCATCCAACCTGGACCTACTGTAGCAGAAGCACTTCCTTGTCTTCTAAAGAATCTTGATGAATCGTATCCGTCTAAAGTAGTAGCATCACCAGCAGTAATAGTTCCTGATATACTTCCAGTTACTGTTAAATTTCCACTTACTGTTGCACCAGTATTAGTAGTTTCAAATTTTTTAGAATTGTTATAATAAAGGTGTGCTCCACCATTACCTACAAGTTTTAATGCATCGTGAAATACATTACCTACTGTATTGTGGTTTCTAATTCTAAAACTATTACTTCCTTCTAAAGTCTCTACATCAATAATTTTATTACCATTGCCTGTAAAGTCCAACTCGCTTTGTAATTTTAATACACCAGTAGTAGTTAAAGTACCAGTTACTGTAGTATTTTCATTCAACTTAACATAATTACCAGTATTAGATATTTCTATTTGATTAGCGTAAGTTCCGCCTGAATCTTTTGTTCCAAATCTTAATCCACCTGAATTAGTGTTATTCTTTATAAAACTCCAATCTCCAGTATTAGGTATGTCTAAAGTAGAACCACTAATAGTTGCAAGTATACCACCAGTCGTATTTTTAAATTGGTATAAAGTGTTATAACCAATAAATGTTCCACCATTACCATATATTCCACTAACTCCAGAAATTGCGTTAGCATTCATATTAATGTTGTTAAACATTGTCATTCCTGAAGAATTAATATACATTTGCTGTGTACCACTACTACTACCAGCTGTTGCACCACTTCTAAAACTTAATGCACTACCTGATTGAAATATTGCACTTGTAGCTGAACCAGTAAAAAATAACCTATTAGAATTGCTAGTTGCTCCAGTATCTTGATTTAAATGAAGTCCGTCTGCTCCAGCATCTGAAATAGTCAAACGCCCAGTAAATGTTTTAGCACCACTAAATGTTTGTGTTCCTGATAAGTGAGCTGTGTCTGCATCTAAGTATGCACTAGCTATAGCTGTACCTTGCCATACACCAGTAGTAATATTACCACTACCATTTATTTCAAATCTTTTACTTAAACTTTGATTATCTGCATTTGTATTTGCTACATGATTTATTGAAAATTTTCCAGAAGTATCAGCTTGTAATACCACTCCTTTTAAACCTCTTGTTCTAAAGGTGTTATTATTTGTTCCAGCTTCACTATAAAAAGCTAAAAATGGATAACCATTATTAACACTACAACCAAGATGACTTCTATATCCAGCTGAATTTACATGACCGAAAGTAATATTATTACCATTGCTAATTGCACTTATTTTTGCATTACTTTGAGTTGCTGAACTTCCCATTTGTAAAGTAGCAGATATTTCAGCATTACCAACTACATCTAAAGTATGACTTGGTGTTGCAGTACCAATTCCAACTTTTCCACCATATGGCTGTAAATGTAATTCTCCATCGTTAGAACCGTTCCAAGTTTGCCATTGATATTCACCAGTAGCTATTCTTCTAATATAGGACATATCATTAGTTCCGCTACCAATGTTTATACCTGCACCTTGAATGCTTAATCTAGGTGTACCACCTGTAGTATATGCTGATGTACCTCCAATTACTAAAGGAGTTGCTCCTTGTTTAAAATAACTAGTACCATCTGCGTGCATAAGAATTTCACCAGCAATGTGCACTTCTGTAGTTTTCCAACTACTTCCATCTGCAACTACTCTTACTTCTGCTCCACCAGTTGACGGCACTTTAAATAGTAAATCACCACCATTATCTTGTTGAAACTCCCAATTATAAGTTCCAAAAGTAGAATTATCTAATCTTAATTGTGAATTAGTTAATTCTAAAAATGAATTATCAAAAGTAAGATTACCTTCACCACTAATAGTTGTGCTACCACTCGCAGTTAGCACGTTGTTATTAGTCATTCCAGTAACGCTTGTAATTGTACCAGCTGATGGCGTTACTAATTCTAATTTTCCTAATCCAGCATTTAAAGAAAGAATCTTGCCATTATTTCCCATTGCATCTGGGTCAATATCAGCTATATCTTTTAATAAAGTATCATAAGCTTGAACATTAGTACCAATATTAAGACCTAAATCAGTTCTTACACCAGCAGCACTTCTACCTTCTACAGTATTAGCATCTGTAAATCTAGCGTATTCTTGGGCTATTGGAGTACCACTTGTGTCCACCGTACCAGTACCAGTAATTTCAACCATAGCATTACCATCACGTATATATAGTTTATTACCGCTATAATCGTATGCTAATTCATATTCAGTAAAATCTGTATGACTAGGTGTACCAGACCCACGTCTGACTAATATAGTATTATCTACTGCCATGTAATTCCTCTATTAAAATGTTCCGCCATTGATAGTCGCACCTGTAATTGCAGTTGCTGCGACTGAACCAAATTTAGCATTACCCAATGTTCCAGAATATGTTTCACTAGAAACAGTTGCATTAGGAATAAATTGGAAAGTATTATCGTCTTCATCCATACCAAAGAAACCTGTTCTATGTTGAGCACTAATTCCTGTATGCCATTTAAATTCAATACCTCTATCTTTACCATCATCGCCAGTAGCATTACCTGCTCCACCTAATGTAAAAATTGGGTCTTCTATCGTTACTACAGTAGAATCTACTTGAGTAGTAGTTCCTTTTACTTGCAAATCTCCTTCAATAGTAACTTTTTTGTTATTATCAATGGTCATTGCAGTTGCTGCAGTTTCACTATTACCTACTTTAAATAAAAGTTTTGTAGCGTTAGAACTAGTCGTAAATTCTGCTGCTGCAATAGCTTCAATGCTAGCTGCTAACAATCTAGCATCTTGTGTATTACCTTCATCAGGTGCTGCAAAGTCTATAGCACCCAATACATCATTTGCTTGTACAGTTGTTTCACTAGTATATAATCTTAATCTACCACCTAAACCTGTTTTAATTTGTGTGTTTGCTGTAAGGTTTAATGCCTGTTGAATATTCATTCCGCCACTTGAACCAATAGTAAAAGCTAGATTTCCTCCACTATGTTTAAAATTATCTGCTAATACATTTGTACCAGCTAAATTTGTTGTACTCAAAGTACCAGCAGTTAATGCACCTGGTATTGCTACAGCTCCCGTTCCAGCTGTTACACTAAATACTGAATTTCCACTAGAACCATCTACTATAAAGTCAACATCTGCTGCTCCATCTCCAATAATAACTTGGTCCTGTGTATCATCTTTAATTTTTAAAAATACAACAGAACTAGAACTAAATCTAATTTCATTGTCAGTTTGAAAATCTATATAATGGTCATCGTTTGCACTACCAAGTCTTAAATTAGCATTGTATATACCAGCAATACTTGTTTGTTGGGCTGAAACATCTAAGTTATTTCCAGCATACGTTAAACCTGTACCTGCTGTATTAGAGTTCAACATAGAGCCTTCAACAGAATTAGCTTGAATTGTTGCTGCTCCCCCTGCTGCTATATGAACATCTCCACCTGTTACTCCAGCATACACCGCATCTTTAAGATTGCCAAATGTAACTTTTTTTACAGTACCATTATCAGATATTGCTAAATGGTCTTGTGTATTATGTAGTCCTGAAGTTATTGCTGTAGAAATACCTCCAATATCTAAAGCTATTGTAGAACTATTATCAGTAACTCCAGATGCTATAGTTCCAGCTAAACCTTCACCATATGTCAAATCAGACAATAATGGTAAATGCGTTGTTGTTGCATTACCATCTGTAGTATTGCTTGCTAATTTTCCTATAAATAATCTTTTTAAATGATTCTGAAAACCTATTTCTCCATAATGCAATCCAGATGGCAACGGAGTGCTTTGGTCAAAATCACTAGCACTATTTCTTTTTAATTTTATTCTATTACTCATTTTTTACCCCTTTATGTAAATGTTCCACCATTTATGTTATTGTCATCTATCCACTTACCTGATGCTGCATCATATTTTAAAACTGCTCCATTATCAGGAGTTGTAATGTTTGTATCAGTTAATTCCGCAACGGTATCTTCACCGAAATTATCAGCATCAGTAATTATTACATCAGCTGTACCGTTGTCAATTTTTAGTTTATTGTCATCAAAAAAAACAATTTTTTTATATACATCTTTAATCTTATTTGGACTAGTTAAACTTCCACCCATAATTATCTCCTATGTATTTTTTATCCTATCTTCGTAACCAGAAACTGGTGTAGCAGACTTAGCAATATCGGTATATATATTACTACCTGATAAGGCAATATCAGTATAACCTGTATTGTCTTTACCCATATCTGTTGTACTAACATCAGAAATAACTCCCATGTCTTGAGTACCAATGTCAGATAAAATAGCGATGTCTGCGAAATTCTCATTTATGTTATCGTTAAAGTGTTGTATTAATTCGTTAAAAAATAAACTATGGTTATCAAACGAAGTTAATCCAAACTCTCCTGTTCTCCATGTTTTAGCCATTAGTAACTAGACTGCCTTACGTGTCTAGTTCCACTAATTCTATTTCTATTCTTATAAGTCTTACCTTCTTTAATTCCTTTTTCAAACTTTCTTTCAAAGTATCCTGCTAACTGAATCATTTCTGGTTTTTGTTCATATCCAGATTGTATAACTTTATCTACTAAGTATTGATGAAATTGTTCTGGCAAATCATTTGTTTCATCCATTAAGTTAGAAGCATTGGTAGTGTCAGTAACTGTACCATCTAATGCTATTTGTCTACCAAAATGGTCTGCTTTTTTATGGTAAAATAGTGTTACTGTTAAAGCAGATGCTAAACTAGTAAATCTTTTAACTTCGCTTGCTAACGGGTCATATAAAGCTAATCCTATAGAATCTCTTTCAACCCACCATACATTTTCTTTTGTCGATTTATTATATACTCTTGAATAATTATTTGACATTAGTCTATATCCCTATACTTTGGTCTTCCTGATAAACGCTTTATAGTAACATGGTTACCACTCTCGTCTTGCAAGTCGACCGATTTAATTTCTAATATACCATCTTTTAATCCGTAGTATCTTTGTCCAGCTACTGTAGTAAATTGTGTAGCTTCATCTAACAATAAAGTTCTTTGACAAAACTCATCAGATGCTTGATTTAACATTTCAATAATTTCAACATTACCAAGTTCTGGATGATGTTTTTTAACCATATCTATCATTCGTTGTAATTTCATAACTATTCTCCACCTACATAGGGTTGTAAAAATGTAATTAAAGATTGACTAACTTTTACGTATTGAGATTCATACCACTGGTATTGTGATTGGTCTCCAGCTAATTCCATTTGATAATTTTGTAAATATGCATTTATCTTTGACAAATAAGCAGATGCTAGTTCCACATCTTCATCTTGTATATAATCACCAACAATGTTAAACCATTTAGTAATATCTACTCTATCTCCCTCTGTATCAACACTAGCAGAAGCTGCAATAGTTGTTAGGTTTGTATCTGTAGGTTTTCCAATAGCATTCATTTTAGTTAATAGTACCATTCCTGCTGCATATAATGTAACGCCTACATAAAGTTCTGGTAATAATCCTGTTAAAGCAGTGTATTCATTATCTAAAGTAAATGTAGTATCTGGTGTTACACTTCCTACTTTACCGAGTTGTGCATCTACAGGTGCAGGTACAATAGTTAATACATTATTTTTAATATAGTATACAGGACTAGTTATAGTTCCTCTATGTAAACTATCTGGGTCAAGATATGCTCCTGCCATAGAAGGTTCACCTTCAATACAAGGTCTATCAATAGCACCGTCATTTCTAAGAACGTAATCTAATGACATTACATTTGTCAGTGGCAATGTTGGTGATGCAGTATTTAAGTCTGTATTAGCTGACAATCTTTCTCCCATTTCAGGATTAGTCAACACTACAGAATAAATATATCTTACACCATCTTTTGCAAATTGCGTTGCTTGTGCAGTAATGTCTGGACTATCTATGTCACCAGTGTATGCTTCTATTTGTGTTTTAATACTCATTTACTTTACTTTTTTATATAATTTAGTTGCATCCATCATCTTTGTCATTCCGTCTCTCATCAAGTTATTTGTACTAGCTTGTTGTTGACCAAAAGACTTACTCACTTCTGCAGGTTTTGTAGTTCTGGTAGAAGCTCCTGGTCCTTTACCGCCTTTTTTATATTTTGATGGTACGTATTTTTTTGCCTTTTTTTTCATACCTACTAACATATCATAGGTTTTCTTTTTTGCTTTTTTACCCATAGGTGTTTTAGATAACATCTTAGCACCTTTTAATAATACTCCTGGATTTGCCATTGTATTCTCCTTTTAGTTTAAAATTCTTTGGGGGAGTATATTACAACTCCCCCGTATTCAACTATTAGCTAAATTTCAAGATAGCGTGTGTTTCAGGAAGTTGAATTTCAAGACCTGCTTCTGTAAGAATCATGTCTTTTCTTCCGTCTACATCGTTATTTTGGATGTTAGTTAATATTTGAGTATCTCTTGACTCACCATTACCAGCTAGTGGTCTGTAAGCTACGTTGTTTAAATCAACAACGATAGCGTGGTTTGCCCAAGGACCTCTTAATAGTGGTTCCATAACAAAGTTAAGAGTACCGTATAAGGTATCTACTTGTGTTACGTTAACACCATTAAATAATGATTGTCCTTTATCTAAAGAAACACCGTATGGTGCTGCAGTTACGCCTTGTCCAGCTGTACCTGCACCTTGTGAAGAACCAACTCCACTTGCCATAGTATTTCCTAAGAAAGAACTACCACCTAATTTGTTAAGCCAGTTCATGATTGAACGTGAAGCAAGTACCATTTTACTACCACCTGCACCAGATTCTGCATCAAAAATATCTGACATAGCATCTACGAAGTCATCATACCCTGATGAAGCATAAGTAAAGCTTTTGACTTTTCCGTATACTTCTGTAAAAGGTAAGATACCCCATGTTTTTCTTTGTTGTGCTGTTGAACTTTCATTCACCTCACCGTAACCGAATAGTAAAGCATTTTCAATGTCCATCTTATGTTCCATAAGTTTCTCTTGATATACTCTCATGTATTCGTTTGCGTCACCTCTGTAGCGTGTAGCTAAAGATGTACCAGAGAATAGAGGTACTGCAGTTTTAAATATCTGACAATATCCTTCTCTTGTATAAAACTCATCTTTCCATCCATCAGGTGCTGTATCACCTTCAGCCCATGCAGAACCAATTACTTGGCCCTTTACATTGTCTGCGTGTACAATTTTGTCTCCACTTGCTAGTGTTGTTACGTCCATTACGCCGTTTTCAACACCAGTTTCAATAGCTTTAACAAATTCAGCTGATAAGCCTGTGTCTGCTGAGTTTTGAACTGAGTCTGTTACTCTATAGTACACTATAAGGTTTTTATCGGAACCTGCACCAGCTGCAGCGTCTAACAATCCTTCGATTGCAATCATCTGTCCTGCTGTTACGAATTCTGCCTTATAGGGTCCTCCTGCTTTTCTTCCATAAATATCGTAATCTACATCAATTTGGTCGTCTGCTTTAACTAAGTTAAAAGTAGCTTGTGTAGGACTTCCTCCTGCAGCATGCTCAATTAAGCCGTCTACAAAAAAGTTTCTACGTTGCCATTGATGTCTTTTTTCTAAGAATTTAAATACAGGGTCATCTGTAGGTTTCTTAGCAATTTTAGATAAGTATGCGAAGAAAGGCGAAGCAGCTGGATTTAATTCAGCTACTCTTTCACCGAAATTGAATACTCTTCTAGTATCGTTAATAGAAACACCTTGTGGTGTTACACCAATACTAGGTGAGAATACTCCGTTTGTGTCTTGTGCCATTTTGCCTTCTCCTTAATTAAAATGGATTACGTTTATTGAAATTTCCAATCATTGAATCCATCATTTTATCTTCTATGTTTTTAGTTGGCGACTGGTCACTAGCTCCTGCCTGGACTCCGATAGGTTTCGGTATACTTAGCTTTTCATTACGTTGATTCATCACTGCAGCTTTCTGTTGAGCTTCTGGGGTTATCTGTGTAACCTGTTTCGAACCACTGTTCATTTTCAACTGGTGAAGTTGCACCAAATTATCTAACGATAATGAATCTGGTGATGACATTTGAGCAACAAAATCATTAGCTTGCTCAGGAGTATAGTTGTAATTAGACTGTAAGTCTCTTAACACCTTTTGGTCCCTTGCTACAGCTTCTTGCTGTTGTTGTTGTTTTGTCATCGTTTGCATGACTCTTTCATTTGAATTTGCTACATACTCTGACATAGATTCCAAATAAGATTCTTGCTTGGCTAAATACCTTGCTGATGCACTATCAGGGTCGGTTAAAGCTTCAGAACGGTCGAAGTCAACAGGTTTTAAAGGCTTAACAGGTTTTTCT